ATTCCGCGATCACCGGCGTGCCCGCCGTTGCCAGGCTGTTGGCCCCGCACCCGCCGTTGGGCGTGGCAGGAGCCCCAGGCCCACCGCCCGTCGCCGCCGACGCGGTGCCCGTGCCGCCCGCCGCGGACAGCCCGCCGCCCGCGCCGCCCGCGCCCGCCGAAGCGGACGCCACACCGCCAAACCCGCCACCGCCGCCGTAGGCCGAGAGCAGGTTGATGCCCGTCGAGAACTGGCTCACACCGCCCGCGCCGCCCGAGCCGCCCGCGCCGCCCGATGCGCCCGCGGTGCCGGCGTTGCCCGCAGCGCCCACCACCACCGTCTCCGAAGAGGAAAGATCGCCCGCCGCGTAGATGCGTTCCGCGCGGGCCCCGCCCGCGCCGCCGCACCCGCCCGTGCGCACCACCGCGCCGGTGTTGGAAGCGCCGCCCCCGCCGCCCCCGCCGCCGCCGTACAGGACCACGCTGCACACCTTGGGCGTGAAGCTCGTGGGCTTGGTCCACGCTGTCGTGCCCGGCGTCTGGAAGGTCTGGATGTCCACCGGCCCACCCTGCGCGAGCGCCACGGGGAAGCCCGCGGCGTTGTGCAGCTGCCACTCCCGCCCCGACGTGTACGTCACGCTCTCGCCCGCCTGCAGCGTCACGCGGAACGCGCGGTAATCGCTGCCGCCCACGTCCTTGGTGATGGTCACGGTGTTCGCGTCCGTCGCGTGGATGTTGACGACGCGCAGGCTTGTCACCGCGCGCTGCGTGCTCGCCGCCGGTGCCGCCACGATCTCCGTGGTCGTCGCCGTCGTGATGTTCCCCTGGACGCTGCCGGGCGTCAGCGCGGCCGTGGTCTGGTCCACGAACGACACGATGTAGTCGACCGACCCGCCCGCCGACGTCGTGAGCTGCAGCGAGTGATTGGTTGCCGTCAGGTTCAAAAGGCACCCCCCCAGACCCCGCGCGCCATCGCCTGGCCGTGGGTCATGTAGTCGCTGTGCGTGTGGCCCGCCGTGGCAAAGTCACCAGATGCGCTGGTCGCGGCCGTGCCCAGCCCGAGCGCGGTCCGCGCCGCCGCCGCATCGGCCGCCTTGGCCACCGTCTTCCCGATGGTGGTGGCATCGCTGATGTCATCGGCGACGTGCGTGTGGCTGGTCGCGGGCACGCCCATCGCCGTGCGCTGCGCCGCCGCATCCGCCGCCGTCAGGATGGCCCGCCCCGCGCTTGTGCTGTCCGTGATGTCCGCCGCCGCGACCGGCCCACCGCCCCCCGCATCCTCCGCCGCCGCGATCCGCGCCTGCACGCTCGTCGCCGTGCCCTGGGGCGCATCCCCCAGCACCTCGACGATGTCGGCCAGCGCCCGCTGCACCTGCAGCGTCGTCACGCGCCCCGTGCGCGAGATGGTGGGGGGGTACGTCACGCGCCCCTCACCGCCGCCCGGAACCCGGGCCGTGTCGCGAGCCCCTTCTCCACCGCCGCGATCGTGCGGTCCTCGATCTGCCGCAGCATCGCATCGTTCATGTCGGAGACGCCGCCGCTGAAGTGGTACGAAATGCTCACGTTGACGCTGCCGCCACCACTCCCCACCGGCGCCACCCGCCCGCCGCGGTTCATGTAGTCCAGCACGCTGCCGCTGTTGGCGCGTGTGCCGCGCTCACTCACGACGAACTCCGGCGGGTGCAGCGCGTGCAGGTAGCCGGACCCGTAGCGTGGAGCGCTCCCGCTTGCCCAGCCGCCCGACGCAAGCCCAGGCACCGGCGGCCCGGCCACAAGGTTGGGAGAGTTCATCGGCGTCAGCGGCGTCGCGAACGATTCGGCGATGCCCGTGATGGCCCGCATGATGAGCAGCCGCATGATGACCGCGCTGATCTCCCGCAGCGTGGAGGCCGCGAAGTCGCGGAACGCGTCCTTCATCCCCTTGACGCCGCTGATGACATCGACGAACGCACCGGAGAGCCCCGTGCTGATCGAGTCCGCCACGCCGTACGTGATCTCCCGCACGCGCTCGAACGTGTTGAACGCCTGGTCCCCCGCATCGCTCACGCCCTGCCAGAAGCCCGCGATGGCCTGCGACGCCTCGCTCCTGATCATCGGCAGCTCAATCCTGAAGTCCTGCAGCTCGCCCACCATGCTGTGCAGCGACGTGTCTACCGCGTCCATCTGCAGGCTTGCATTGGTCAGCACAGTCTCCAAGTTGAGCGACGCAATGCCCGCCAGCCCATTCGAGATCTCCTGCACCGCGTCTGCCGTGGGCTCAAGGTCCGGCGCGGAAATGGGCTTGTAGCCCACCAGGTCCCCGAGCGCCCCCAGCACGCTCCCAATGTTGGAACCGATGTTGCCGTAAAAACGCTCCGTCGCCGGCACGACCTGATCGCGGATAGTCTTGCCCAGCGCTCGGGCTGTAAAGTCCAGCGTCTCCAACTCCCGCTTCGCCTTCGCAACGTCGGCTAGCCGCTGCGCGTTGAACGTCAGATCAAACGCCGTGTCCAGCGCGTTCAGTTCCGCCGCTACGCCAGCCGTGAAAATCTGCAGCCCCGTGTTGCTGGGGAAGAGCGCCGCCACGCCGCTGTTGAGGCCCCGCACGGCGTCGATGAAGTAGTCCTTCACGCCCCGCAGCCCCTCGACCACCGGCTCGTCCAGCAGCTTGTACCACAGCACATCAAACGCCGGCCGCGCGAGCGTCAGAATGCCCGGCAGCACGCGCGTCAGCGTCAAGCCCACCAGCACGCCGTAGTCGATCACCGCCTCCCGCACGAGCGTCCCGATGCTCGCGAGGAACACCTGGAACTTCCCCTTCTGCTCCTCCGACAGCGTCCCCTCGATCCAGTCCCCCACAAACTGCTTCAGGTTGTTCACCATCGTGGGGATGTTCGAGACCAGCGACGCACCCACGTTGGCGAGCGCCGCCGCCATCGGCGCTGCCGCCTCCACCACCTGCGCCTTGAGCCCCTCCCACGACGCCTTCAGTCTTTTCAGCGCATCCTCGTACCGCCCCGCCGCCGCGATCTGGTCTTCGTCAAAGATCACGCCCAGCTCTTTGGCCTCCTGCCGCAGGGCCTTCAGGTTCTCGCGCCCCAGCGTCACGAACCGGATGAAGTCGCTGCCCCCCTTGCCGAACATCCGCCGCAGGAGCGCCGCCTGCTCGTACGCCCCCAGCGTGCTCGCCTTGTCCAGCAGCTCGTCCATCACCTCCTCGAACGGCCGCAGCTGCCCGCCCTGCCGCATCTCGATCGCGAGCTTCCTGAACTCATCGACCACGCTCTTGTTCCGCCCCTGCGCGGCATCGCCGATCGTGGCCAGGGCCTTGGCGTACCCATCGGCCAGCTGCTCAAACGACAGGTCGGTGCGCTCCGCGGCGTACCGCAGCTCGCTCAGCCGCGCCACGCTCACGCCCAGCTGCTCGCTGCGGTCCCCGATCTCGTCCATCGCCATCGCGGTCTGGTGCAGCCCGCGCACGGTCTGGGCGACGCTGAGCGTCCCCAGCAGCGCCGTCACCGCCGCCGTCACCGGCCCCAGCACCACGCCCAGCCGCCCCAGCGCCGAGCCCAGCGTGCTCGATGCCCGCTGCCCCGCCGACGACGTCTGCGCAATCTGCCCCTGCACCGCCCGCAAGGGCGCCGTCGCCTCATCCACGGCCTTCACGATGATGGAGAGTTGCTTGGCCATGGGGTGTCACGCCGTCCGCTGCTTCTCGTCCTTCTCCCGCTTTTTCTCCAGCCCCGCCGCTACCTTCGCCAAACCCCTCTCAAAGAACCCGCACGCCTCCACCAGGAGCGGGTCGGGCCGCCCGCCCACATACTCCATCCACGCCAGCAGCCCGTGCCGCTCCACAAACGCCCAGTACTCCAGCACCGTCCCCACATCACTCCCGCACACCGCGAACTCCAGCACCCCGCCCACCGTGTCGCACGCCTCCTCGTACCGCTCGATGCTCAGGACGCCCCGGCCGTCACACCAGGCACATGAATCTCCCCGGCCCCCGCCCCCGCCGGCCCTGAGCCGCCGGCAGGCCACGCACCCGCAGGCAATGCCCCGCCCACGCCGCCGCCCGGCGCTGCACACGCAGGGGGTGTTGGCGCACCGTCCCCCTTCAGCACGGGCCCGGGCAGATTCGCGCCGCCGGGCGATGTGCCCCGCGGCGCCCCGCAGTTTTTTGCCTGCACCAGCCGCAGCCCGCTGGTCGCGAAGCCCAGCGCCTCCACGCACGCGCCCTGGCTCATCGCGTCAAACACCTCGACGCTCGCGATGTCGCCCAGCACCGGGTGCTTCTCGCGGAGCGTTCGCACGGCCACGCCGTACTGGTCGGTGAGCCCCGCCCGCGCGGTCACGGCCATCCGCACCTGCAACTGCGCAAGCCGCTCCTGATCGGCCTCGTTTGTTTTGTCGCGGAAGTCCGCGGCCGTCATGCAACGGGTAATCTCGCTGCGACGCAACCGCCGCACCTCGAGCACGCCGCCGTCGACCTCCTCCACCCTCACGTCCTCAGCGCTGCCACGCACCACCGTGTGCACATTGCGCACATCGATCGTCTGCGCGGTCTCTGGAATCCCGACATACTTCCCATCCACCACAAGCCACCTCCATCCACACCCCCCACCCCATTTCACCCACCAACGCCATACCCCCCAATTCCCCAGAATCGCCACTGGTTCCACCGGCCCAACCCAACGGTTCTCCCGGTTTTGTCAATTTCCTCACACAAAAACGAGCCGCGCAACTTCCGCACCACCAAACCCAGCGCCCACCTTTTCCACCTTCACACCACAACACACGCGCCCGCGCACATCCTGCGTCACGCGCTCCACAACTGCGCGATGAACACCTCGTTGTCGTCGCCCGTGAACAGGATGGCCAGGTCCTGGCTCACGATGCCGTTGGTGTCGCCGGGGGAGACGTCCTGGTCCATCTGGCAGGTCTCGCCGATGATGACCGTCATGCCGTTGGTGTGCGTCAGGCTGCTGTGCTGCAGCAGGAACGGGAACGTGGTGCCGTCCAGGCAGTTCTTGTACCACTGGAAGTCCGCCGCCTCCACGTACTCCGCGTTGAACTCAAACCGCACGCGGCGCTCGGTGATGCGCGGGCCCAGGTGCCCGCTGTCCAGGTAGTCGGCCTCGGTGAAGGTCTTGCGCTCCGTCACCGTGTTCCCGATGTTGAGCGTCCCCTGCGTCACCACCGGGGGCGTGAAGTCGTCGTTCACCGTCAGCACCACGCCGCGGCAGGGGTAGGGCGCCGCCGCCGTCGTGGGCGTCAGGGCCGAGCCCACGACGTGCGGGTCCAGGTCGGATTCCTGGCTGGGCACGCCGGTAAATTCCGCCTCGATGATGGCGGGGTTGTCCTGCTCAAAGCGCAGCCGCGCATCGCACCGGCCCGCCACCAGCCGCATGATCTCGCCGTCCACGGCCTTGTCCACGCGCCGCTCCACCGTAAAGCTGCTGGTGGCCGCGCTGTTGGTCTCGGTGCTGGGCGTGTACGCGTAGCCCGCCGCCGCCGTCGCGCCGCTCGTGGTGTCGCTTCCGCTGCTCACCAGGCTCCGGTCGTACACGTGCAGCGTGGTGCCGTTGGCCACCGCGCTCCAGTCGCCCGTGATCGGGATGACGTAGATCTTGTCGTTGGCCACGTCCACGGCCGCGATGATGCCCACGACCGTGGCGCTGGCGTACGTCGCGTTGTTGCCCACGCGGAAGCCGGCGGCAAAGCCGGTCACGTCGGCGAGCGTCACGCGGTACGCGACGGCCTGCGTGAACCCCGCGCCCCGCAGGGCCCGCGTCCACACCGGGGCGGTGCCGATGGCCCCGCCGACCAACTCGGCCGCGAAGCTGATCATGGCCAGCCGGCTGCCGTGCAGGTTGCTGCGGGCCGAGACGCTGCCCCGGAACCCCTGCCGCTGCGTGCGGGTCACCCGCACCTCGCTGCGTGGGTCCCGCACCTCGGGCACCAGGTCGCTCGCGCCGATCGTCTCGGCCGTCCCCTCGGTGCCCTCAACCTTGAGCCCAACCTGCGTCGCGCGCAGCAGCATCGGCATGGCGTGTCTCCAGTGGAGTTGTGTCCACTGCCACCACGCCCACGCCCCGCGCGAAATCAAGTCACAGCGCCGATTTCCAGATCAAAAAGCGGTCATGGCTCCGCCGGGGCCATGTCGTGCTGGCCCACGCCGTCCACGTTCACGCCGATCGTGCCGCCGGGCGTCCCATCCGGGGGCGTATCGCCGCCCTCGCCGGGCAGCCCGCCATCGGTCGGGGGCACCGCCCCGCCGCTCGCCGCCAGCACCGCCACCGGCCTGACCAGCTCCTCGAGCAGCACCTCAACCGACGCCTGCACGCCCCCCGCCGCACGTTCCACGGAGAACACCGGCACCCGCAGCCACCACACCCCCGCGCTCCCCCCGGCATCATCCGGGTGCGTGTACGTGATGGGCACCGCCCCGTACACCGTCGCCGCCCACAGCGCCCGCACGTCCTCCACCTGCGCCCCCGACGCGTGCCCGCACACCAGCCGCAGCACCCGTGCCCGGTGCTGGTGCGCCGCCCTCGTGTGCCGCAGCACCCCGCCATCACTCACCAGCACCGCGCCACTATCCCCCACGCGCAGCGACTCACTCCCCGGCTCCCAAGGAATCTCCTCGAGCACGGACCCATCGACCGGTGTTGGTGCAGGGCTATACGCCACGTGTTCCCTTCTTCACTCCGTCACTTCCCCCATCACACCGCCACCGCCGGGTCCCCGTACCGGAACCGGTACCGCACCAGGTACGCCTGCGCGGCCGCCCACGTCGCGACGGCCTCCCGCGGGTCCACCATCACGCCGGTGCTGAAGGTCTGCACGCGCGTGTCCAGGGCGTTGCCGCCCCACGTGGGGTCATCGGTCATCGCCTCGTACACGTCCGCGAGCAACTCGCACACCCGGTCCTCCAGGTCGCTGGTGTCCAGGTCCGCCGCCACGCCCACGTGGCAGATGATCCCCACGTGCATGCTCAAAGCATCGTGGTTCATCCCCTGCGACTCGGGCAGCACATCGTCCTCGCCCAGGTACACCTCCAGCACGCACTTGCCCTTGCACCCGACATCGGCCACGAGCCCCGCGATCGATTCATCGGCCGCCGGCGCCTTCAGCACGCGGAACACACCCGCGACGCCTTCGAGCGCCGTCACGATCGCACTAAAGATGTCGCCACGCACTGTTGCCATACAAAGCCTTTCACCGCGGAGAGCACGGAGAACACAGAGAGAGGTATGTTGTAACTTACTTGCCAGCAGGCCGCTTATCGAGCCCCTTCTCTTTCAACATCTCCTCAAGGTCCTCGATGTGGAGGCAGTCACAGAGGCACGCGCCCTGATTGACTGGTTGCGTCGGCGCGATCATGCCGTTGCAATAGCTGTTTCCGGGCACCGCCGAATGCAGCACGCCCGCCGCAACCACCTTCCCGTCCCCCATTCCAAACTGCACGACCTTGTCCCCGTTCTTTGCTTCACGCCCGTTTCTATAGTGCATACTTCGTTCCTTTCTTCTCTCTGTGCTCTCCGTGCTCTCCGCGGTGCACCCTCTTCACCCGCCGCCCACCAGCAGCCCCCGGCTCACCTTCCGCGCCTCCGCCGCCGCGGCCCGCGCCACCTGCCGCGCCTGCGCGGGGCCCATCCGCTGGGCCCGTGCCCCGAAGTAGGCCCGCGTAAACGCCGACGACGCCGCGCGGTTCACGTTGCTGCGCAGCACCACGCGCTGCGCCTCCTTCTCGCTCCCGCTGATCGCCGCCGCCGCGATCTTGTCCAGACCCGCCAGGTGCTTGGGGCTGACCCTTTCCCACTCGGGGTAGAACCGCAGCACCGGCCTCTCCTGCCTGCGCCGCGTGAGCACGCCCACGAGCTCCGTCCCCGTCATCCGCTTGCCACGCCCCTTGCCCTTGATGAGGTACCCCGACGGCGTCACCTGCAGCGTCCTGCCCTTGAGCATCTCGAGCAGTTGTTTCCGCTTGGCCCTGGCCCGCCAGGGGCCGATGGGCACCACAAACCAGTCGGGGCTGGTCACGCGCTCGCCAAACTCCAGGTGCTGGAAGCGGTCATCGCCGAAGGTCTGCCCGCTGCGGGCCGCCGCGAAGCTCCCCGCGCTGATCGCGCCGATGCCCCCCGCCGGCGGCCCCTTCTTCGCCACGTTGGTGGCGTGCCGGAACGAACGCGAGAACCACCACTGCTGGGCGCTGCGCTTGCCCGGCAGCTTGTTGTGCTTGCCGACGCTGAGCCGGTGGTGGCTCACCATGTCGTACAGCAGGTTGTCGACGGCCCCGGCGAGCGCGGGGTTCAGCCCCTGCACCACCGCCAGCGGCCACGCGACATCGACCTCGATCCCCGCGTCAAACTTGATTCTTGTGCCGGCCCTGCTCACGCGGGCACCTCCCCCACGCTGCCCGATGCGTCCCACGCGCACCCCATGCTGTGCGCGATCAACCCGCCCACCGTCAGCACCATCGCCGCCTGGTCGGGCCGCGCCACGGCCCAGCCGGGCACCACGAACCTGTCCCCCTGCTCGAGCCGCACCACGCGCTTGCCACTCCCGGGCCCGCTCGCCGTCACGCCCCCGCCCGCATCGGTATCGCCGCCGCGGGCCGCCGGGCACGTCACCGCGTACTCCGTCGTGCCGGTCACCCGCACGTTCTGCCGCTGGCCCTGCGGCTGGGCGCCGAACCCCGGCACATCACCCCCGCGCGGAGCGAGGAACACCCGCACGCTGGGCAGGCTGTCGCTGAGGGTTGCGCCCTTCTTGGCGTACCGGGCCAGCAGCGCATCGGCCGCGAAGATGGCATCGCCATCGGCAGCCGCCGCCGCCTCGAGCCCCGGCACGTCCTGTGTCACCGCGGTCACCGGCATAAGACACCGGCGGGCCTTCCGGCCCACCGGTGGTTGTTTCCGCTCCGCGGGCGCTTAGGCGCTCGCGATCTCCTCGGCCTCGAACATGATCACCTCGCCCGCCGCCAGGTTGGCGTCGGCGACGCGCACCACGTTGGGGTCGCTGCCCTGCTGGAAGGTCAGCGTCTGTCCCACGCGGGTCACGCCGCTGCTGTTGATGACGCAGCAGTCGATGCGCACGCGCGGGGCCGCCAGCGTGCCGCAGGGGAAGTTGATATCGAAGTCCTTGTAGTTGTTGGTGTTGTCGTCGCTGGTCGCGACGTACGCGACGGCGTAGCGGCGCCGCGTCTTGTCGTTGAGGTACACGCTCACCCGCGTGCCGCTGGTGGTGGGGTCGCTGGCCACGCGGCCAAAGACGCCCGCGGCCAGGCTGGTGGTCACGCGGCTGTTGCCGTCGTCCCACCCCACGAGCTGGCCCTCGGCGAGGTCCAGGTTCGCCGCCTTGTCCACCTCCACCTCGCCGGCGATGACCAGCGCGCCCACGGCGGCGCTCGCCACCGCCGCCATCGTCACGCCGAACATGCACCCGTCCATCAGGCGCACCACGGTCTTCGTGGCCACCGCGCTGCCCGTCCCGTTGGTCCAGGGAATCACGCCCATCTGAGACGCGTCCTTGCGAATCGTCACTGCCGCCATTGCTCACACTCGCTTTCGTTTGGAACGGGGTGGGGCGCTCAGCGCCCCACCCCTTTGGTTTCTGTACCTACTTCCACACTCCGTCACTCTGTCACTTCTGATCAGCCGCCCGCGTTGAACACACCGCCCTCGTAGCCGACGCCGCCGACGCCGAACGCGCCGCTGGCCTCGTACGAAACGCCGAACTGGCTGGGGATGCCCGTCTGGATGATCTTCGGCGTGCGGAACCCGTTGAGGAACGCCACCGCCATGATCGGGGCGATGCTGGGGTCCGCGAGGATGTAGCGGCGGTTGCCGGAGATGCGGGGCGTCACGATCGGCTCGCACAGGCCCTGCACGATGTTGCTGCGGTTGGCGTTGGTGTTGTCCGCCTTGGGGTCAAACTGGTCGGCGTAGAGCTGCTTGGCCGTCGCGCGGCTCGCGACGCCGCACAGGATGAACCGCGGCTGCAGCGCCAGGTACACCGGGTCGGTGGTGGACGATTCGCCGTACCCCTTCTGCTGCATCAGCACCTGGATGTCCGCGTCCAGGTTGGTCGCGTTCAGCGCGGCGCTGCTGCCCAAGTTGTTGTGGTCGGCGTGGAAGAGCGACTTGTTGTCCGACAGGGCCGGGCCCTGGCCGGTGTTCAGCGCGAGCTTCGTGTACACCGCGATGTCCACGCTGCGCGCGTACGACTGGCCGAACTTGCGCGGGATCATCACGAGCCCGCCCAGGTCATCGTTCTGCATGAGCTGCCACGTGAGGCCGATGCCCTTGCCGCGCGCCGTCACGCCGAAGCTCTCGTAGCGGTCCACGAGCTTCGTCATCTTGGGCGTGTCGCCCTCGGGCACCTCGTCAAAGCTCGCGAGCTCCGACAGGCCGATCACACGCAGGTCCTTGAAGTCGTCGGCGTTGCGCTCGACGCACCACTGCTGCCACGTGGTCGCTGTCTCTGCGATGCCGATCTGCATCATCTTGTTGAGCACGTTGCCCGTGAGGTACGACAGGTCGCTGGTCGACTGCCCCGCGCTCGCCATCACGTCGACGGAGCCCAGCGCGTACGGGGCGAACTGCCCGACGCCCAGGGCCATCGCCACCTGCGCTGCGCGGTTGCCCACGAGCCCGTGGCCGAACGCGAGCTTGGCGCGCCGCGCCGTCTGCCGTGCGCAGTGCTCGATCAGGTTGCTCATGCGCCACTGGCCCAGGTTGCCCGACTTCACCGTCCGCACGCTCTTCACCGCGTCGGCCGGGCTCGCGAAGCCCAGGATGTCCGCGAAGTGCGCGGCCTTCGCCGGGTCCGCGCCGTTCAGGTGGTTCAGCACCTCCGGCGCGTGCTGCACGATCACCGCCAGCTCCATGTCGGCCAGGAACTTCTCCTCGCCGCGGTGGCCGTTGGCGGTCACGCCATCACCCCCGCCACCGCCCACCTGCCCCACCGGCTTGCGGCCCTCGGCCACCGCCTCGAGCAGCAGGCTGCGGCCCTGCTCGACCGTGAGCGTCGCCAGCTTGTCGGGCTTCATCAGCCCCTCCAGCGCGGCCTTCACCTTCTCATCGCCCGGGAAGAGCGCCGCGGCCTCGTTCCAGGCCGACGCCTTCTCCGCCATGGCCTTGGCCGCGTCGGCGTTCGCCTGCTTCACGATCCCATCCTTATCGATCTTGGCGACGACACCGTCACCGCCGCCCCCGCCCCCGCCCCCGCCGCCCGGCGCGTCATCGCTCAATACCTTCATAACCGTCTCCTGCCGCTTTGGCGGCTTCTGCGCGGCATCAGCAGCGGTCACACGACCGTCCGCCCCCGCCGCAGTGCGTCCCTGCAGTCCGTTCATTCCCCCATTCGCTGTTTTCGCCAGCCGCTGCACGACCGACGCCAGCGTCCCCTCCTCATCCACGAGCCCGGCATCCACGGCCGCCCGCCCCAGGTACTCGCGCCCGTTCGCCAGCTTGGCCACGGCATCGCGGCCCATGCCACGCCCCGCCGCGACCGCATCGACGAAGTACGCCGTGTACTGGTTGACCGTCCCCTGCCAGTGCTCCACCGCGGCATCGCTGATGGGCACGCCAAACGCCCCCTGCCCCTTCACGCCGCCGCTGCTGATCAAAATGCTCTTGACGCCGAAGTCCTCCAGCGCCTTGCTCCAGTCGCGCGCGACCATGTATGTGCCGATGCTGCCCACGCCGCTGCCCTTCTCCATCGTGATCCGGCTCGTCTGCGCCGCCAGCCACATCGCCGCGCTGTACGCGCCGATGGTGAACGCCTCGAGCGGCTTGCCGCCCCTGGCACCCTTCACGTCCTCGCCCAGGGCCACCGCGCCGTCCGCCACGCCGCCGGGCGAATCGATCACGAGCACACGGGCCTTCACACTCTCATCCGCCTGCGTCTGCGCCAGCGCGCGGCGGATCATCGCGTGGCTGGTGCCGAACCGCACCCCGCCCCACATCACCTCGCTGTCGCTCCGCATCATCACGCCCACGACCGGGATGAGCGCCACACCGTCCGCCACGCTGTACAGCGTCTCACCACGCGCAGCACCACTCCCGCCGTACGCCAGCACATCGCCGTTGCACACCGCCCGCATCACGGCTTCACAGGTGCCGGATTCGCCCACCCGCGCGAGCTGCGCCGCGACGCTCTCCCGCAAGGCCATGCACGAGCCGGCGAACGTAGACACATCGATCACATCTGTCGTCTTCATCCGATCCTCCGCCGGTTGTTGGGGTGGTTCTGGTGGGCCGCCGCGTCCTCCGCGTCCAGCTCCTCGTCGGTGGGGGCCGGGTACTTGCCGCGCGTGGAATCGGGGGCGTCCCGCCCGGCGTCGCCGCCGTCCTCATCCTGAGACCCGTTGTTCCCCGCGCTGCGTTCGCCCCTCGCCGCCGCTGGCGCGGCGGTGGGGGCCTCAAACCCGCACATCTGCAGGGCCACGCCCTCGGGCAGGCCCAGCTTCGTGCACACGTCCATCGCCTGCTTGAGCTCCCGGGCCCGCTGGTCGATCACCTCGTCCGCGTACCGGCCCTGGCTCGCGCACTCGTCGGCCAGCGTCGTGGTCCCGCTCTTGAGCCGCATCTGGCTGGCGCTCGCCTCCTGCTGCGGGTTCACCCACTCCCAGCCCGGGAACGAAACCTCGCACGCGTACAGCCACGCACGCCCCGTCCGCAGCCGCGCCCGCTGGGCCGCGGACAGCTCGATCCGCCCCGTGAGCACGCCCCAGTCGATGAGCGCGCGGTAAAACGGCCGCGTCACCTCGTCCCACACCCGCTGCTGCACCGACTGGTAGCTCTTCCGCGCCGCCAGCTCGCTGGCGCGCGAAGAACTGAAGCTCGTCTTGCTGTAGTCCCCCGCCAGCGTCTCGTAGGGGATCTCGAGCCCCGACGCGATGGCGTACAGGAACACGCTGTTCACGCTCTCAAAGCCCGGCCCCGGCACGTTCGCCGCGTGCACCTTGTACTCGGCACCCTGCGGCAGGTTCAGGAACATCCCCGGGTCCATCTGCCGCCGCGGCTGCCCGGCCACGTCCGTCACCGCCGCGCTGTTCTCCGGCCCCTGCGGGTCAAACTTCATCGCGTTGCCGGTGATCGTCGCGACCACGCACGCCGCCATCTGCGCCCGCGTGAGCTCCGTCTCCAGGTACGTCCCGTGGCCCCGCACCCAGTTGAGCGCCGCCACCGCCGGCGGCACACCGCGCACCTGCTTGGGCTGCCACTGCGTGTAACTCAGGTGCATCACCGACGCGTCAATGCGCCGCACTTCCTGCCCCGCGAGCACGCTGGCGCCCCGCCCAAAGACCGGCATCTCCGCCTGGTCGGTCGGGTCCGCCACCAGCACCCAGTAGCCCGTCACCTGCCCCGCGCCGTTGAACTCCACGCCCTGCCGCACGTGCGGCTTCGTGGAATCAATCGACGCGCCCGGCTGCACCCGGCCATTGACCATCGGCCCTGTCAGATCGATCGGCAGCCGCTCGGTCGGGATGAGCTCGAGCGCAGGCGCGGTCGGGAATCCCTTGATCGCCGGCGCGTACGCGACGTGACTGGCCACCTCGTCCACCACAAAGATCTCATGGCACGCCGTCCGCTGCACGTCCACCAGGCTCCGCTGCCTCCCAACGTCCACGCCCTCGGCAAACTCGTAGAAGAGGTCGCTGATCTGGTTGTTCAGCTTCTCGTCCAGCTCACGCCCGCCGGCCAAACGCACCGTCGGCCGCGGCACGATGCCCGTGCGGCCCGCGATGTTCTTCGCGAACTTGCCGCGGGCGCCCCGCAGCATCGGCGTGTTCTCGACCACGTCCCGCGTCTTCAGCCGCACGCGGTCCAGGTATTGATCGTTCAGCGAGTTGATGTTGAGCGACGGCACCGCCCACGCCGGGTCCAGCGCGCTCGCCCGCCCCGCCTCGTACGCCATCATCCGCTCGACCGTCGCGAGCCCGCCGCGGCCACTAACGGGCACCCGCTGCGCTGCTTTCCGCGTCCGCGTCTTTTTGCCGGTGGGGGGGTTGCTCATCCCGCACCCCCACCCCGCACGACATACGCGCGCGTCACCATGCCGCCGCTCGCGGTCTGCGTGGCCACCTCGCCCTGCAGCTTGTCGCGGAACGCGATCAGGTCCGACAGGTTGTGGCGCTGCACCATCCGGCCATCGGGGAGCCGGTAGCCCGAGATCTTGTCGGTGAGCAGGTCGGTGATCGCCTGCTCCACCAGCGTCAAAAGGTCGCTCGCAGCCATGCCACGACCACGCCCACGCCCCGCGCGAAATCAAGTCACAGCGCCGATTTCCAGATCAAAAGGGGGCGGCCCCCAGGCCCCCTCCATGCCTAGATCTTGACCTTCTCCACTCCCGCGCTGGGCCCGCCGTACAGCTCCACCGTCCGGTAGGTCGCGCCACACCCGCCGCACTTCCTGTACCGGTACACCCCCGCGATCCTCGCGTCCCCGCCCACCATCTGCGTGGCCCCCTTGTACAAGGGCGCCTTGCACTCCTTGTGGCAGAACGGGCACGGCAACACCGGCACCTGGTCCGCCGGCCAACGCCCGTTCTTTTTGACCATTTGACCATTTCCCACTTTGGCCATTTCCTCTACCTCCCCCCCAGTCCACCCCGACCACCCCCAAGGCCACCACCGCCCCCGCCCCCGCCCAGCACCCCGCGCCAGTCCCCGTGCCGCATCCCAAACCCCTTGTGCTGCCCCGTGAGCCCGCCCACCTGGCCCCGAAACCCCGGCCCCGTCGACGGCACCGCCTCCACCGGCCGCTCCGCCTGGGCCAGCGCAAACATCTGGTCGAGCCCCAGGTGGACCGACGCCGCGGCCTCCGCCAATGCCATGCACTGCAACCAGTCGTCGCGCTTGTCCTTCCCGCGCTCGTACTCCTCGCGGTCCGCGTCCCACCCGTGCACCGCACGCTTCACGATCAGCATGTTGGACATCAGGTGCTCTTCCAGGTCGGGCGGACGCGTCCCGTGCGGCACCGCGACCGTGATCTTCTTCTCCGTGAGCGAACGGATGAACCGGTCCACCCAGTGGTGGCGCCACAGGTAGTAGTAGGGGAGCGCGGGCAGCTCGGGCCGCAGCGGGTGGCGGCACTTCCCATCGGGCGCGGGCACCGCGACCTTGTCAGGACCGCACCCAGCACCCGTCTGGTACCGCAGCGGCACAAACTCGATGCGCCCGGACCCCGGCGCGACCGAGTAGACGGCCTGCCGGCACGACTCCATCACCGCCTGCGTGTTGTCGCCCACGTCGATGCCCACCGCGCGCAGGCCCATCACGCGGCCGTCCACGTTCACGCACATCTCGCGCAGGACCTGGTGCAACGACTCAAACCCCTGCACGAGCAGCAGGTGGGTCACGACGCTGCGGCCGTTGCCGTAGAACGCCCGGCCCGACACATAGAAGTAGGGCTTTTCCAGCGGCCGCTGCACGTCGACGCCACCCACGAACATCCGGCAGCCCAGGGGCCCGCCGGAAAGCTTCGGGATGGACCCGATGCCCAGCGTCGTCGGCGCACGCTCCACCTCGCCGAACGCGCTCTGCACGATGTCCAGCCGCAGCGTTTTGAACTCGCGGACGTACGGCTCCCCCATCCGCTTGTTCATCCACTCCTGCCGGCTGGCCTCGTCCACCTTGGCCGCCCACTCCCGCGCCAGCTCCAGCACCGTCACGGACGGGTCGCACAGCCGCGTGAACCACAGCCCCACGTACCGCCGCGCCCGCCGCTCCTCCTCGCTCAATTCACTCTCAAACCGTGACGTGCCCCCGCGCTCCCGCTCCACCAGCGCGGCCGCCCGCTGCCCATCGGTCACGACGCCCCCGCAGTGCTCGCACACAAAGACCGCGCTGAGCGGGTCCATCGACCCATCCTCCCGCGTCTCCACCTTCACGTTCTTCCGCCAGCGCGGGAAGATCGCTTTCGAGCAGCGGGGGTGCGGGCAGTCAAACACCAGGCACTCGCGCGTGCTCTCCCGCTCCCACAGCCCGTGGATGTCCTGGTGCTCGTGGTACGGGTGCCCGAAGAGGTACGCCCCGCCCACGTTCTTGAACGTGGTGCGCCGCACCTCGATGGCCGTGAACAGGTCCCCATCGAACGCGTCCGTGCACGCCTGGAACTCATCGCCGAAGACCCACTTGTACGGCGTCCCGATGAACTCGTTGGTGGCCCGGGCCGACAGAAAACTGATACGCCCGCCCCGGTACGGCCGGCTGCGCATCACGTCCCGCCGGACCTTCCCGCCCGCGTCATCGAAGAGCGCCCGCAGCTGCGGCGTCGTCTCCACGCGCGGCTGGAAGCGGTCGCACGCGAACTCCGTGGCCTTGGGCTCATCGGTCGTGATGTAGGCGATCGGGCCAGGGTCGTGCACGCACACGTAGGCCGCCAGGTTCACCTTCACCTCGCTGTCACCCACCTGGCCGGGCTTGATGGTGATGGTGCCGCTCTTGGCGGGGTTCTCAAAGTGGGCATCGTGGCAGTAGCGGGTCCACGGCTTCCAGTGCACATCAAACGGCCCGGGCCGCGCGCTGGTCGCGTTCGCGAGCCGCACGTTCTTCGTGACCCACTCGGAAGGCCGCACCCGCTCGCGCGGACGGAGACTTTCGGCGAAGCGCCGGCGCATGGAGCGCGCAATCGGGGAAACAGCAGGCATCGGGCATCGGGCATCAGGCATCAGGCTGCGCCCCCCACGCGTCGTCATACTCCACATCGTGATCGGTGCCGCACTGGGGGCACTCCACGTGCACGGGCATCTTCAGCGCGATCGTGCCTTCAGGGCCGCCTTGGGGGTCTTCCGGCAGCCGGAACGCCCACTCGAAGGCGCACTTGTGGCACGCCACCCACGCCGCCGGGTGAAGTTCAATCTTGGGTTTCACAGCCTCTTCACCCACTACGCCGCCTCCGCTAATGCCCGATGCCTGATGCCTGCTCCTCCAGCCACTTCTCCATCACCTCGACCATCACCACGCGGAACGCGAGCCCGCGCTGCACGCACCGCTCCCTCACCTCCTCGATCCGCTCCAGGTACACATCGTGCTGGTCCCGCGGCCTGGCCACCTTGCACTGCCCCTTCAGCAGGTTTGCTCTTCCACCCCTCGTCATCCCGCTGGGCGCTCCCACTACGCCGCCTCCCCTAATGCCTGATGCCTGATGCCCGATGCCTCTTCCCCCTCCACCGCCTCCACGATCGACTTCCGCACCCGCTCCGCCGCCACGCGCGCCCCCTCCGCCACCGCGCGGTCCCTCTGCTCCTCGTCGCGCCCGTCAACTTTGGACAGCTGCAGCCGCACCTGCGTGGCCACCTCGTCCGCCAACTGGTCCAGCCGGCTCACCAGCACTTCCACGAGCCCATCGACCACCGCGTGGGCGTCCTCGCGCGCGATCCACTTGCCCTGCCGCACGCTGATCTGCTCGATCTCCGCGTTCAGCATGCGGATCTCGCTGCCCAGTTTCTTGACCCCGTCGGGCAGGTCCTCGAGCGACACCGCGCCGCTCCTCCCGCTGTCCATGAACCGGTGCAGGTCGCTCACGACGCTCATCAGCTGCTGCTCGAGCGGCACGCTGATGAGCCCGATCCGCCGCGCCACCTCCTGCTCCACCCGCTTCTCCACCGCCTCCTTCACCGCCGGGTCCTCGAGCCCCAGCACCTGCTGCCCCGCGGCCACATCGGCACGCCTGGCCTTCCCGCCCCCCGCCCGGTTGCCCTTGGTGTCCAGCCGGTAGCCCTTGGCCTTCGCGAACGCCTCCACCTCCGCCCACGTCGCTACGCGACGCGCCGCCTTGCCTTCGCCCACAGCGCGGCCAAGCCCTTCGGTCTGCATCCACTTCTGGATGCACCGCACCCGGCGCGTGGGCTCGCCATAGCGCCGGGCCAGCTCCTGCTCAATCTCGAGCGGTGAAAGGTCCTGGTGGGGGTCGAGCACGTCCGCCTACCTCCACAGTTCCTTCGTCGGCCGCACGCTCGCCACGCGGCCCGCATCGGCGCCGGCCACGCTGGGGAAGCGCACGATCGCCGAGAACTCGCCGGTGTCCATGATCGACAGGAACGCGCCGCTGTACTGGGCGTGGTTGGCGTCCCCGTCGTCGTCAAACTCCACGAACTCGCTGCCGTACCGGGCCTCCGCCACGCCCGTCGTGGTCCACGTCACCGTGCGCGGGGCACCCGGCACCGCGTCCTGGCTCGGCTCCATGTCGCCGAAGCTCCAGGAGATCGTGCCGAGCTTGTAGAAGTACCAGTAGTAGCCGGTGGCGATGGGCCCGCGCCCCTCGGCCGCCTTGACGCCGTACAGGTCCTCCTCGTACGTGTCGCCGTTCTTGCAGTCGTCGCTCTCCACGCTCAGCACCACGCGTCGGGGCGCATCGGCGCCCACGCCCTGCAGCATGATCGTGAGGTCGTCGCAGTACCCCACGCCGCCGTCGGGCCACGCGATGATCCGGTCCACCACGCGCGGGAGCGGCGTGCCGTCCTCGATCACGAACCACGGGTTTCCGGACAGGCTGATGGTGTGCCCGCCCGCCGGCGCGGAGAGCCCCAGCGTCTGGCTGCTCTGCCGCCCGCGGTACGTCCCCTCCATCACCATCGCGCCCGCGGCGGCCAGCACGCCCGCCACCAGCACCACGCCAAACGCCATGCCCATCCCAAACCTCGACGTCTTCATCACAGTCTCCTTGTCTTTCCCGAATGCCCGATGCCCAATGCCGACCGCCTACTGCTCAATGCCTAGTTCAGCCTCGCCCGGTCCCCCAGCCTGCTCCTGTTCTGCAGCCGGGGCGCCGTCGTCACCGGCCCATCCATCGCCGTCGGCCGCTGCACCGCCAGCCACGCCAGGTCGCTGGCGTCAAGGTCATCCCACGCGCCCACGATGTAGCCCTGGTCCACACGGTCCTGCGCGGCCGCGCGGGTGAACTCGCTGGCGTAGTACAGCCAGTGGAACCCCAGCCGCGCCGCGGGCAAGGGCCCATCGAGCACCCCGACGTAGTCCGCGCTGCCCGCGCCGGCGTCCACCGCGTCCTGGTAGAGTGCCTCGAGAATGACAAACTCCGCGCGGGTGGCCACGTCCGCATCAAACTCCGTCGTCGTCACCGGGTCATCCACCGCGATCGCCTCGCCCATGGGCGTGATGCCAGAGACGCCCTTGGCGAACCCGCCCAGCGTGTCGAAGACATCATCGCCCGCGGTGCCGTACTGGTCGTTGCCGCGGTTCACGACGGCGTCGAACACGTAGATCCCGACACCGATGTCCGCCCAGCTCTCCACGAGCGACGCGACGGCCCAGTCCTCCCAGTCCGGGTACATCATGGGCTTCACGGGGCTGCTCCCCGCCTGCGCGGTGGGCCACACCGCGCCGCCGTACACGCCCACGAACTCGATGTTGTACTCCTGCTTCCACCGCTCGATGTTGCCCGCGAGCGCGTCCCGCACGCGGCCCGGGCAGTCGCTCAGGCTCCCGGCCTTGTAATAGTGCGTCTGGTCGTGCCCCCACGGCACGTGCAGCACGACCACCTTGATGCCCGCCGCCCCCGCCTTGGCAAACTTGGCCTCGAGGTAGCCTTCAGGGTCGTCGTACAGGTCCTGCCGGATGCCGTAGGGGTTGGTCGTGGCCCCGGTGTAGAAGGCCACCCACATGCTGGGCTTGCCGATCACCGCGGGCGGGCTCGCCGTCAGCGCGCTCCACGTCGCCGTCGCGCTGCTGTTGAGCTGGTACGCCCCCAGCGTGCCCGTCCAGAGTTTCCGGTTGATCCCCACCGCCGTGTGCCCGCTGGTGCCGGTGTCGCGGTACGTCCACAGCGCGTGGCTGCGCTTGAGCCTGGCCGAGAACGTGGGCTCCTCAAAGGGGCTCGTCGTGCTCGCCTGCCCGCCGGCGTCGATGCCGCTCGCGTTGATCCACTCCGCCTGCGTGTTGAACGACGCGGACGTGCTCCACACCGTGTCCACGATGCGGTAGTACCCGCAGTCCTCAAAGACGCGCGGCGGAAAGCTCTCCACGCCGTTGCTGATGGGCGTGCTGTCGTAGTTGTCGCCGTTGTAGAACCGGCGGAACGTCGCCGTGCTGGTGCAGTACGCGAAGATGCACTGCTTGGCCTTGATGCTCGCCGAAGACCCCACCGGGGCAAAGAACCGCCGCTCATTGGTGCCGCTGCCGTACTCCGCAAACGAGCAGTTCAGGAACACCCACCGGTCGTTCGTCCACCCGCGCACGAACACCGCCGCGGTGCTCCCGCTGTCGCCCAGGTTGAACATCACCTCGCACGCGTCCAGCAGCCGCGTGCGGGCCACGCCGCTCGCCGTCGAGTACAGCACGCCCGTGCTCTGGCTCTTCGTGGCCGCGCCGGCAAACAGGTACGAGCACCGCACGTCCGCCATGCCGGCGTTGAGGTTCAGCCCCGGTGCGAACGCCCCATCAATCCGGCACTCGATGGCCTTGACGCCGTAGGCCGTCCAGTCCTCTTCACTCGCCGCCGCCACGCGCGTCGTGTTGCCCGCGTCCACGCCGCTGCTGTTCACGCCCACCGCGTACGGGTACGTGATGCGGATCCGCTCCCACGTCACGCCGTCCAGGGCCACCACGCCGTTGGTGTGCGAGTAGACGCCGCCGATGGTCCCCGTGTGCGTCCCCGTCGTCCCGTCGCGCTTCAGGAACGGGCTGGCGACAATGTGCAGGTCCCGCCCGATGTTGCCGTACTGGTTCGCCTGCGTGGTGTAGAACGTCAGCGGGATGCCGCCGCTGGCGTTCCCCGCGCACCGCCCCAGCCCGGCGCGGCTGGGCTCAATAATGTTGTTGCTGCACGTCCCCAGGTACGCGTTCACGCACACCGCGTGGTAGCCCGTGTCGTCGGTCCTGTTGATGCGGTAGACGTTCCCGTCTGTGTTGCCGTACGCCCGGAGGCCGTAGCCGGTATTGGGGTCGCTGTCCACCCACAGCTGGGCGCAGAAGTCGTCCACCACGCAGTTGCTGCAGCCGTTCAGGTTGAACCCGTTGCCGCTGTCCGTGCCGCCGCGGCACCACGCGATGGTGAAGCCCGCCGGGTTCGCGTCCCCCGCCAGCCGCACCCGCAGCGTGCTCCCAGACACACCCCACTGGTCCGCCGAAAGGCTCGCGTAGGTGCCGGCCGTCAGGTGCCCGTAGTGCAGCCCGTTGGCGTTGATGCTCGTATCCCAGTTCACCACCACGCTCTCGACCGTGTCGGTGCCGCTCAGCGTCACCGTCGTCGAGTACACGCCGCCGCCCACACTGGTCCAGCTCGAGACCACGGTGTCACCGCGGATGCACCACTCGCTCTGCCCGTGCCACTGCCGCCAGGTGCACCCATCGAGCGCCTCGAACGTCACGGATTCCCGGAACGTCCCCGCCAGCATCGCATCATCGCCCGACACCATCACCGTCTCGAGCTTGCCCAGCGTCGCGAACGGCGCGCTGATCGTCCCCGCGTTGCTGTCGCTCCCGTTCTGCGCGTGGACGTACCAGGTGGCGGCCACGGCCTGCCACGCGAAGAGCACCGAGCACACGATGAACGACACCCACCGCTTCATACCCGCCTCCTTGCCCAATGCCCGATGCCCGATGCCTGCTCCCTAGTTCTCACTCACCGCCACGTTCGCCGCCGTCGTGTTGCACGCCGCGACGCTGCCGAACCCAAACTCAGGGAACACCCGGTTGATCACGCGCTGCGCATCCCACCCGCCGTTGCCACGGGAGGCCGCGAAGGCCGCCAGCATCGCCTCCTCGTTGGCAAAGCCGAGCTGCGCCCACAGGTCCGGGGCGGCCCCGCCGCTCCAGCTGGGCCGCCGCACGTAGCCCGCCACGCCGCCGCCCGAGACCTTGCTGGGCGTCGTGCCGCTGGGGCCATACAGCGCCGCCGTCCCGGCCATGTCGTACCGGCACGCCAGCAGCGTCGCCGCCTGGATGCGCGTGCGCGTCGTGGCCTCCGTGCCCTGGCTGTAGATGAGCTTGCCCCGGTTCTCGTACATCCGCAGCCCCGTCACCGTCACCGTGGCGCCGGTGCTGCTCACGCCCTCCCAGCCGAACGCCCCGGCGTTGCTCACGCCGCTGGGGTTCCAGTCGTACACGACGCCGGGCCCGATCTTGACCGTCGTGCCGTAGCCCGCCGGCGTCCACCCCAGGTTCAGCCCGTACGTGCTGTCGGTGCTCCGGTACGTGGGGTCCCCGACGATGACAAAGCGGCCAAAGTCCGCGCTCCGGCACCGGCCCCACTCGAGCCCGCCGCCCAGGGCCAGCCCCGACTCATCGCCGATGTCCTTGCTGCCCCAGACAAGCACATCCCGCACCACCGCGTCGTAGCTCCACCGCCGCTCCTCCAGCTCGTTCTGCCCGTGCCCGAAGGAGAGGTTGCGCGTGTTGGCGTAGAAGAGGCTGCGCGTCACCGTCCCGCCGCACCGCGCCTGCACGCCGGCGTGGCTGTTCAGGGCCGCGATGGTGTTGTCCACCCACGGCTCCTTGACGTGCGAGAGGTAGATGCCCTGGTTGGTGCCCGTCCCCTCGTTGCCCTGGTCGATGGTGGGGTTGTGCCGGAACCACCCGCACCCCACCACCGCGCTGTTGAGGATGCGCGGCCGGTCGCAATAGGCCATGAAGACGCCTTCATAGCGGTCGTTGGTGTCCCACACGTCGAGCGCCACCACGCGGTCGAGAACCACGTTCGTCAGCCGCGCGCCCGCCTCGTTCCTGATGCCCTCGATGTCAAACCCGCCCGCGGTGGAGTGGGCGATGCAGTTCCTGATGAGCACGTTGGTGGCCTTGCCGTAGACGCGGATGGGCCCCCAGTCGTTGTCACCGTTCACCGCCTCGAGCTCGTCGTACGCCGGGTCGCCCCAGATCCTGTGCAACTGGCGGAAGATGAACCCCTCGATGATGAGGTTGTCAAACCCGCCGTTGGGCGGCACGGCGTCGTCGCCGTTGCGCTGCACGCTGAACATGTGCGACTTGCCGGGGTGCGCGCCGATCCCTGGGTCAAACACCGCCATGCCGCCGCTGGCGCTGGTCGGGATGTCGCCGGCGAAGTACGGACCAAAGTACCAGGGGTGCGCGGCCGACAGCCCGCGGCACCCGCCGCTCACCACCGGGCTGGTATGCACCACGCCGTCCTGCGAATAGCAGAACAGCACCGCGTGCGGCCCTTCCCTGGTGCCGATAGCCGCGATGGCAGCCTCAGCAGTCTCGAACGGGGTAACGCCCGTCGGGTTCATCCGATAATTGGGCGTTGCCGCATTGAACGTCCACACCTGGCCGTTCTCATCACTGCCAGCGCCGCCGGGATTCACGTAGGCGATCTTGGAGACGCCATCAATCGGCCGGTACTCCAGGTTCACCGCCGTCCTCGCCCACACCGGCGCCCCCGCCGGCACCGTCACCTGCGCGGACGCCTTCAGCGGCAGGAACGCGGCCAGGGCCACCCCCAGCAGCACGCCCGCCACGGACGCCTCGAACCACCGCAGCGACCCAAAACGCAGAAAAAACCCACGGATTCCAGCCACGCGCCACCTCCGTTGTACCCGCCCGCGCCCTAGTCCTTCCTGTCACTCCCGCCGCCGTCCCACTTGTCCTCGCCCTTGTCCCCGTGCACCTCGCGCTCGAGCTGGGCCAGCTTGGCCGACATGAGCGCGTTTTTTCGCTTGATTTCGTGGTACAAACTCGCGACGTACCACGTGCTGCCCACCGTCGCGAGCAAACTCGTGATGAAGACCGGCAGGCTGATCGAGATCCGCTCGTGGCTCACGACCCCGTCCGCCGCCAGCACGGGAGCCGGGCTCTCATTCGCCCGCACGTCCGCGTACACCTTCGCCGCCGATGACCACACCGCCAGGTGCGACAGCACCAGGGCAATAAACCCCACCCTGAGCCGCCGCGCAAACGTCACTGCCCACCGCCGCTTCTTCCGGCTCCGCCGGGCTCCATGGTGTTGATGGTCGTGCCCTGCGGGGGCGTGAACGTGGTGGTGGGGGCGTGCTTGCACCCCGCCTGCTCGCTGCTCACGTTGTTGTCACGGCTCACAATGAGACCGGCAGCGGTCGCGAGCGTCGTGCCGCCCGCCCCGATGAGGCCAAGCAGCGTCAGCACCGGGTGCCACTCCGCCGGGAACTGGTCCTTCGCCAGCCCCACCAGCGCCATGAGACCGAAGACGAGCGTGAGCACGCCCGACACCGTCGTCCGCCATGACCCGTGCAGCATGCCAGCCTCCTTGCGTCACCAGGGCGTCCCTGCCCTTTCACGAATGCCGAATCACGAATGCCGAATGCCTTTTTCTCTACCCAAGCGCCGCCAGCACCGCCACCGACCCGCGCAGCGACGCCACGACCGCCTCCACCTCCGCCTTCTTGATGTTCCGGTCGGTCGCGTTGATCATGGTGTTTTTCAGCACCCGCAGCGACGCGTCCATGGCCAGCGCGTGCCCATCCAGCCCCTCGCCCTCGCTCACCAGCTGCGAAATGTCGGCGATGGTGGACGCGAGCGTCTCCTCCGTCACCTCCAGCTTCACCTGGAGCGACTCCGCGTACCGCTTCAGCTCCGCCGCGCCCGCCTTCGACGCCTTCGTAAGAACCTCAGACACGCCGCACCTCATTTCACGCTGAAAAACCGCACAAAAACGCCTATTCAGCGCCCCCCGCATGCGCTGGTCACCATCCGCCCGTACTCCTCGACGTCCCACAAGAGCAGCCGCGCGTTCGGGTTTGCCTCGCCCCCCTCAATCCGCGCGAGAATGCCCGCCCGGCACAGCTCCATGACCTCACGACGCAGCGGGCAGGCCTCCACGAGCATCACCGCCCGGTCCCCCGTCGCCGCCGCCGCGAAAAACGCCTGAACTTTCACCCGCGCGGCCTCCCGCTGCCCCTCCGGCAGCGCGTCCACCCCCCATTCCGCGTACTGACGCACCGCCGGCGCATCCTCCGCCACCGCCGGCACGACCACCCCGTCCCGGAACTTCCCCGAAACACACCCGGCCAGCGCGCACACGACCACCAGCAGCAGAGTCTTCATACCCCCACCACGCCCACGCCCCGCGCGGAGTCAAGCGGCGCATCCCAAAAATTCACACCCCCCATATGCGCCACCCCCGGGGCCCCGGCGTC